AGGGCTACTTAAATTAGTTGAAGATAACCAAGTAATAGATGGTGTTGGTGTTCGTGCAAATGAAACAACTTTCTTGGTAATGCCTAACAATGTTAGCTAAGGAGTAAATATGAGATTATTTAAACGCAAGCTCAATGTAGTTGGAAGTAAACCTAAGGAAAGGAGACAAGACATGGCTACTGATATTAACTCTAAGTTCGTATACACAGGCGGTGCTGATGTAATGAAAACCTTTAAGCGGTATGGGTTTGTTCCACCTACTGAGTATCGTGATGATTACTTATTTAAGATTAACAGAGAAGCTAACCAAAGAGAAAATGATGAATGAAGTAACCCCAAGGAAAGGTAGAGGTAAGGCTAGTAAGCCTGCAATGGTTTACTTTCCTCTCAGATTACCAACAGAAGTAATGGAGTTTTTTAACGCTTACCCTAACAAAAACAAAAAGATTAGGGAAGTGTTAGCTGAATATATTAAACAACAAGGAGAAGTAAATGAAAGCATCAACCAAAAGTAAAAAGATTAACGCATACATGCAGAGCAACCCTGATGTAAAGACTAGCGTAGTTGCCAAGAAGTTTGGTGTTAGTGTAGCTAGCATATATCAGCGTAGGGCTAATATGAAAAGCGCAGCGCCTAAAGGTAAGATTGTTTTTGCTAAGCGGGGTCGTCGCCCTCGCCAGACACCTTCAACACTTGCACCTAACGCAGTAGCATCAATGGCTCTGTATCGTGACGACAAAATCAATCACCCAAGTCATTACAAGGTGGGTGGTATTGAGACTATCGACTTTATCGAAGCTAAGCAGTTGGATTACCATCTAGGTAATGTAGTGAAATACATTAGTCGTGCTGACCACAAGGATGAGAAGTTGGAGAACCTTAAAAAGGCACAATGGTATCTCAATCGTGCGGTTGCAAACCTAAGCAAGACCTAACAATGTTAGGGGCGTTTGATTACGATAGAACCTATTAGCCTTGTAGATGCGAACGATTTTATTCTCAGCTAGTTGCCCCGATGACTTCTTTAGCTAGCTGAATCCAAAATCTGAGGGGGGCAGATAATCTACATATCCCCCCAACCCCTCCCAAATATATTTTAAATCCCCCCTTGACAAAGTCCAACACCATGTTAGTATGGTGGCATGGCACAAACTCCCGAAAAGAAAGTTAAAGATAAAGTCGTTAAGTTAATCAAGGCTTACGGCATTTATTATTTTTTCCCTGCAACACATGGATACGGCAGAAGCGGTGTGCCTGATATCATATGCTGTGCTAAGGGTAAGTTCATTGCCATAGAATGCAAGGCAGGGACTAATAAGCCTACTGCACTACAAGAAAAAGAAATGGCAGACATCCGTAATGCGGGTGGAATTGCCTATGTAGTAAATGAGGAAAGCCTAACATTGTTAGGTGCAACCTTAAGGAGCTTACTTGACGAGGAGGATATTGATGGCAGATGTTGAATTAAATAAAGGTGTTCAGATATTACTTGAACGCATGAGCAGTAACCCTGATGAGTTTGTTCCTAGCCTTCGGGATGGGTATCCCCCTAAGTGGCGAGACATTCTTCTCTCCGTTGAGATGCGAACCAATGGGGGCAAGGACTACAGAGATCAGTTGCCGTTCCTAACCGACAAAGAAATCAAAGCGCTATACGAAAAGCTGCGGGGTTTGCAAGGAGATCTTTTTACTAAGCAAGTTATGAATACCCTGCTAGGCGAATCCCGTGAGTTCCGTCTTTCAGATGTACCTACTACCCTACCCTCTTCTCTTACTCTTTCTGTTGAGGAACTATCATCTCTTTCTCGGCGAGTTGCAGGCGGAAGCCCCAAAGGTTCGTTTTGAAAATATTTTGCATAGACTTCGAAACGTATTATTCCCAAACATACTCACTTAGCAAAATGACTACGGAAGAATACATCCGTGGCTCTGAGTTTGAGGCGATTGGCTTTGCCATCCAAGAAGATGGTGGGAAACCCCATTGGTATAGCGGTACTAAAGCACAACTAAAGACTGCATTGGATAAATATGAACTCAATAAAAATTTGGTCATTGCGCATAACGCTGTTTTTGATATGGCTATCCTTAGTTTTATATTTGATATAAGACCTAAAGCCATTGTAGATACGCTGTCCATGGCAAGAGCAATACACGGCACGGAAGTTGGCGGTAGCTTAGCTAAGTTGGCTGAACACTATGCCCTAGGAGTTAAAGGCACAGAGGTGTTAAATGCGCTTGGTAAGCATCGCATAGACTTCAACGCCCAAGACCTAGCCAAGTATGGTGAATACTGTATTAACGACGTGGTTCTTACGATGGACTTGTTTAAGATTCTAAGTGCAGGCTTTCCTCCTATTGAGCTACGGCTGATTGATTTGACTATCCGTATGTTTACTGAGCCTAGTCTATGGCTTGACGGCAACATGCTCCATGACCACTTAGGCGAAATTCAAGTTAAAAAACAACAATGCTTAGAGTTTTACGCTAAAGAAGATTTAATGAGCAACGACAAGTTTGCTACATTGTTAGAAAACTTAGGTGTAGAACCCCCCACTAAGATTAGTGCTACGACAGGCAAAGAGGCATGGGCATTTGCTAAAACCGATGAAGGGTTTAAAGAGTTGCTTGAGCATGAGAACGAAAATGTGCAAATTCTTGCAACAGCGCGTTTAGGAGTGAAGTCAACCATTGAAGAAACAAGGACTGAACGCTTTATTGAGATAGCGCAGCGAGGCTTATTCCCCATACCACTACGCTACTATGCGGCTCATACGGGTCGTTGGGGTGGTGATGACAAGGTGAATTTGCAGAATCTACCAAGAGGGTCGATGCTAAAGAAAGCAATAATGGCACCCCCAGGATCGGTGCTTGTGGACTCTGACTCTAGCCAAATAGAAGCAAGAACATTAGCGTGGCTAGCCGAGCAGAACGATTTGGTTGACGCATTTGAAAGGGGCGAAGATGTATACAAGATCATGGCATCGTCTATCTATGTTAAGGCGCAAGAAGAGATTAGCAAAGATGAGAGATTCGTCGGTAAGACAACAATATTGGGATGTGGCTACGGCATGGGGAGTGCGAAATTCCAAGCACAACTCAAGACTTTCAATGTGGAAATTGAGGATGGGGAAGCCAATCGTATTATCAAAGTCTATCGGGAAACTTATGACTGGATACCTTCTCTTTGGAGAAAAGCAGGATTAGCTTTAGATGCCATTATTAACAATCAAACTATGTATTTGGGTCGGGCTGGAGCATTACAAGTTGAGGGCACTAAAGGCATTCGCCTACCGAATGGGTTGTATATGAAGTATCCGAACCTACGCAAGATACGCAATGAGCAAGGTAAAGACGAGTATGTGTACGACACCAAGAAGGGTAAAGCCGTTATCCCTAACAGGATATATGGCGGTAAGGTTATTGAGAATGTCTGCCAAGCCTTAGCTCGAATCATTATTGGTGAGCAGATGCTCCAAGTAGCAAAGAAGTACAAGGTTGTAATGACTGTACATGATGCGATTGCTTGCGTTATACCTGAGCAAGAAGCACAAACTGGTCAAGAGTATGTTGAGATGTGTATGAGGATGCGACCTAAGTGGGCAGTAGACCTACCTCTGAGTTGCGAGTCGGGAGTTGGAAAATCTTATGGAGAGTGTTAATGAAAATACATGTGGAGTTTAATTCAATATCAGAGATGGTTAGCTTTAGTAAGTTTGCAGGCAATGACTTAGTTCAAGTACCACCTTCTAAGGCAAAGCTTGAGTCGGAGGAAAGATATAAAAAGGCTTATGAAAAACTTAAGTCTGACTTTGATACGACAGTAGCTAACCTTGAAAGGGCTTATGATCGCATTCGTATGATTGACCCTAAAGGTATAACGGCTAACAAAGATGCAAAAGGGTTTGTAAAAGAAGAATACTTAAAGCTTGATGACCCCGATTGTCCTGTTACATTAACTGTACGTGCTGTAAATGCTTTGAAAGGCATCGGTGTAAATAACCTTCAAGAGTTGCTTACTCAGACCGAATCTGATTTAACTTGGAGAACTCCTGGACTTAGCAAAGTAGGTGTAGGTCAAATTAAAGAAGCTCTTGCTAGTAAGGGTTACAAATTAAAAATAGATAAGAAATAATGAAACCGCTCATACT